CAGAATAGTATTGTTCTGGAGTGGATGCACATGAACCTGAAATCACGGAATATACAGTGAAATTCCAAAGATGGATCAGAGATTTGAGAGAATCTGTAGAGAAAACTGAAAGCAAGAAAGAACTCTAGAGTACTGGATGGAGTGCTATCCATGTGTGGAAGACTACATCGACATTCTTGGATGCAGAGGAAGATGGGAACAGGCCCATAAAACAGAAGGGTGGATAATCCAAGAAGGAAAGAGCACTAAATTCTCAAAATAGAGCCTGGCTTGCTAGTGAAAATAGCTGTATCCAAAGAGTCAAAGTAAATTCCATCATAACAAATGGAAACACCTGAATCAGGTATACATATCCAAGCTGCTTGAGAGTGACTTCCTATAGGAGGAAATTAAAGATAGACAGTGGACTGGAATTAAATATTATGGAAGAAGTTTCAGACACACTTTCATTGCACTGGTGAATAAAAGATACAGAACTCTAGGACATAGAAGAAAAGCTTATCAACCAACCACTGCCACTACATAAGTCATAATCAAGATACTAGACATCCTTCAGGAAGCTTGCATAGTGTAATCCAGAGGATATTAGGTAAATGAGAATAATCAAATCATGAATTACCATGATATCTGTAGAAGATACTTCGGATCAGAATATGTTCCAACCATTGATGAATACATGAATGGAGGGAAAATCTAGTATAATTTCTTGTCACACCACAACATGATTAATTTCTTGAGATCATGTGGCATATTCTTCATCATGAATAGACTACCTAGGACAGGATCATATGTGAAAACCAAGGCTTAGAGAAGAAGTCAGCAAAATCACTCTGAGAAGAAGAAGGGTTTCTACAGAACAGATAAAGGAAAGCAGGTTAAGCAAGAAGCTAAAGAAAAGAAAACCATGTCTGAGCTGGAAAAAGCTCGAGCCCTTGTTCCACCTCAGAGAGCACCACAATTCCCGGATCTCTTTGAAGAGGTTAAGGAGGAAATGGAAGAGGATGATCAAACCATCAGATGGAGGGGAGAAGGCAACCTGCTGACATATGAAGATGAGATGATCAAAGCATACTATCTCTCTAAAGCTAACACAGCTCCCTACATCAAGGGTATGCGTCTATATGAGATGGAAACTGATGGAAAGTGTGCAATTGGCTCTTATGCTGTGTACAAAGGTATCTCTCTCAATTATGCCAGATCTGATTACATCAAGTGGTTGACTTATTAGAAAAATGCAACCAAAGATATTGCATTTGCAGAAGAGGAAAAATCCCTAATAGCAGCTCAGATTGAATGAGGCAACACATGGACAGTCAACAGTGTCATATTCATACAGTTCTTGCAAGAGAAGAAAGTTGCTCACATTGCTGGAGACAATTTTGGAAATAT